TTAGCGTAATTCGAACAGGTAGCCCTGGCCACGGACGGTGGTAATCACATCCTGCGGATACTGCGCCTGAATTTTCTTACGCAAACGTCCCATCAGCACGTCAATGGTATGGCTCTCGCGCAGTTCAGCATCAGGATAGAGCTGGAGCATTAAGGAATCTTTGCTCACCACTTTGCCATTATTACGGATCAGCGTTTCCATAATGGTGTATTCGAAGGCGGTGAGCTTAATCACTTCATCATTGATCGCTAATTCCCGGCGGGAGAGATCGACCTGGAAAGGCGGGATGGAAATAACCTGTGAAGCCAGCCCGCTGTTGCGGCGTAACAGCGCCTGCATGCGCGCCGCCACCTCTTCAATATGGAACGGCTTGGTGACGTAATCATCCGCACCCGCGCTGAGCACTTCAACCTTATCCTGCCAGCCTTCACGGGCGGTCAGAACCAGAACCGGCAGGGAGACATCGTGGCTGCGCCAGCGACGGATCAGCGAGAGACCGTCTTCATCCGGCAAGCCTAAATCGACAATGGCGATATCCGGCAGGTGTTCATTGAGATAATAATCGGCTTCTTTTGCATCTTCAGCATCGTCCACCTGATGTCCCATCTCCTGAAGCTGTACCTTCAGGTGATGGCGTAGCAATGCGTTATCCTCAACAACCAGTACGCGCATCATCTCTTCTCCCTAAATAATTGGTATGAATAGTTTAACGCTGATTATGTAGTTTGAAACCAGCGTCATGAAATTAAATGACTTTTTTAATACTCCCAATACCTTGGGGGCGTCCTGGGGGCACAGCTGTCGGCATCTGGTTGTTCAGCATGTTGACCTGGTCCTGGTTCATATCGCCGATCCACTTCGAATAAACCTCATACACCATGCGCGCATCCTCATGGCCCATCTGGCTGGCGATAAAGGAAGGGTTAGCACCGGCCATAAGCGTCCAGCAGGCGTATGTGTGTCGCGACTGATAAGGATTTCTCTCACGTATTCCCGAAAGTTTAGTGCCCCGTTTCCATCCATACGAAATCGAGTTTTTGGAAAAAAAGCTCTCATTCACTGACGATTTCTTTTCCGGGGAAAACACAAACCGCCGATTTTGTGGCTCTGTTTTGCCGATTTCCCGGTGATGGAAAATGATCTGCTGCCTTGGGTTATTGCCTGTGATTTCGAACTGCTCCAGCAGCGCATCATGTGCAGGCTTAAGCAGGGTGATCGTTCGTATACCAGCATCTGTTTTCGGCGGCACAAACACCCGCTTGTTCGTCAGGCTTCTTGATACGTGAATTTCACCTTTTCTCAGATCGATATCCTCCCACGCCAGGGCACAGATCTCGCCGGGCCTCATTCCCGTGTGGACGGCTACAATGATGATCAAAGCCAGTTTTCGGGGAAGGGCGGCAATCAGTGCCTGGTACTCATGAAGTAGAAGCGGATCGGGGTCTGCCTTAGATAGCTTGAGCCGGGATACGCCCTCATAAGGAGCGTGTAATATAAACTGACTTCGATTAGCAAGCTTCAGCATTTCTGATAAAACCGCCATCTGTTTATTGACTGTTGAGGGCGCGCGTCCCTTTTTAACCAGGTTAGGCATTGAAGGGTTTAATACGCTGCCGGTCAGCAGCTCTTTGCGGTAATTCAGAATATCGGCGTGCTGAATATCAGCCAGGGGAGTATTTTCTCCCACAACACGTTTCAGTGTGTTAACGGCAGATGTGAGTGAATGCAGCGTAGCCCCTGACACCTCCAGTGCCTTTGTATCAATGAAAAAATCGCTCAGCTCTTTAAATGTCGTGATCCGTTTTATTGATGAGAATTTTTTAAGAGCCTTTGATTCAGGGAACCGCGCCGCGTAGTCGAACTGGCCGAACTGGATCTCACTCACGATGACGGCGCGAAGGTTTCCTGCCTTCTTGATGTTACTGCTGTTAACCACCCAGCCACGGAGAACTTCGCGGCAGCGAATGCCGCGATAGGTAAACGTGATCCTGATTTTTCCGTTATGAAGTTCAACGCCGGTTGGAAAGTTCATCATGCTTCCTGAATAAATCTATTAATCAGCGGAAAGTTGTACCAGACCAAAGCGCGTTTGCTTTCTCCACCGGGTACCGCGGGTACTCGCTTAAAATGAACCCCTTCAATCCAGCTTCCGAGGCGATAAGCTTTTATTTGCCTGTCATCCAGCCCCGTTTTTTCAGTTAGCTTTCCCGCCACCATCCACTCTTCATCGAAAATGATTTGCGCCATGCTTAACTCCATGACGCCGCCACGATACCGCAGCGGCAGATAGTATATTGATTGTCAAAAATCACCGACCAAGCCCGGGGAGGCATTGCAGATGTCTGGCCCTGGTCATTGCCGTGGCCACATAGCTGCGTGGTCTGTTAACAACCTCGACCGTAATTTTTCTCCCTTGGAACTTAATGGTGTAAAAAGTCTTTTTGTCGCTGCGACCATGCTCGCCATATCTCTCAAAATGGCATTTGAGCGCGGCGGCGCATGCTGGCCCGCCGATGCTGTCTCCCTTGCTGCGGTTAATCAGACGCACAGGAGCCTTCCTGATGGTTGATAACGCTGCGGGCAAGCCCGGCGGCCATAGCCGGTAATTCCTCGTACTGATTGCAATATGCCGGGTTGGAACATAAGCCCTGCAATGCTGCAATGGTCAGCTGTTGCTGGTAGGTAATCGATGAAAGCGGCGCGTTTGTTTCAGCTACCGGTTCGGGCTCGGCATCCGGCTTTGCAGTAACTGCAGGCGGATCGAGCACGACAGATTTTGGTGGTGCCGGGCGGCGGTATTCCACGATTGCATCAAGCGCAATTTTCTGACGAACGCTGATATCGTCAGACCACTTTTCAAGAATCGTAGTAGCAACGTCATGTACTTCTTCATCACTGAACTCAGGCGACAGACAGAATTCAGTCGAGGTGATATCTGCAATCAGTAACGGGAAAATATGCTCGATGTCTTTACCCGTGGTGGTGATGAGATTTTCGATATCATCCTGGTCACCGATGTTTGTGTGCCCGGACATCAGCTCGTTTAATGCATGGGCGATTTCAATCTCGCGAACACTTAGCGCTGGTGGTACTTCCTGTTTTTCGACTTCATTTGAGGAGGTGGTATTTATCAGAGCATCGACAGAGAAGACGCCGCCGCCCAGGTTCTCCACTTTCGGCTGGTCCGTGGGCTGCTGCACTGGCGCTGAGCTCTGAGCGAATGCCTCATTGAGTTCTTTGTCGAGCTGCGCAGCTTTGGCAGGGCAAACTGCTGGTGGCTGAGTTTCGCCAGGTACAGGCGGTTTGGCTTCATCATTTTCGTTTACCTTAGGGGTGGCGCGGGATTTTGGGCGGCAAGCCGCATCAACCGTTTTCTGATCTGGGTGCGCGTGGTCAAATTCAACCAACTCGCGATTGATGTACTCGCGCAGCGCGACAGGATCTATCCAGAGTTCTTCCGGAGCCGATTTAATCAAGGCGATGATGGCAGCCCGGGAATAATCCAGAATACCGGGGGTGCCGCGCAGTTTTTTCCACCATGCAGTAAAGCGGGGGTCCTGTTCTGCTTCGGCCATGGCTTTCGCCGGAATAAATAATCTATTCGGGATCCAGTAAATATCGATCTCGTCGTACATGCCCAGAATCGCAACAGCAACCTCTATCTTCAGCGTAGACAGGTTGTGTGCCAGATCCGGGCTACGGTCTGTCTTGTTTCCTCCGCCCAGAGTGGAGTCAGTGTCCGTGCGGTTTTCTTCGGTGTTAGTGCTAGCAGGCTGAGGTCGCTTATCAATAGGCGTATCGATCCATTTAGTGATCTGCTTTTTAATGTCCGGCCACTGTGCAGATTCTTTTGTGTTCTCACGTACCCAGGCGAGTAATTGCTCCTGCCGTTCTGGTGCCAGGGCCAGCGATCGTGTTTCTTTGGATAGTGCTTCGGCCAGCTCGCGGGCAAAGCTGGGTTCATCATCATTCTTCAGATCGACGATCTGGCCGTACTGCGCTGAAGTGATTCCAGGGACCGGGCCGAACAGTGCCAGACAAGCTGCCCGGGATGCCAGGTCGAGCTGCGCAACGATTTTAATTTCTTCCTGTGCCTTATTGTTCTCCCATGCCGTCCTTTCTTCAGATTCAGGCTGTGGTGCCGCAGCTGGTTCACCTGCATTCACATTCCAGATAGCCACTGTGTCGAAAAAATCAGGTGAGAACACATCAAGCTCAGGGCACGGTAAACCTTCGCGGTGTTCCCAGATCTTTACTTTGAAGAAATCATCAATGTGTTCTGGATGTTCTGCTGCCAGCTTGCCGAAAATAACGGCTTCAGCAATGGCTTTTGTGGCCGCATTAACAGCTATGGCAAGCGGTTTTAAATCCGAATGTTTTTTTAATGCTTTATCCTTCGGGAAATAAGCGCCGCCGAAAGTTTTTAATTCAATAGACATAATTACCTCTTAAATCTTTTGGGGGTGATGTTTAGCGGTATGGTTTACGAATAACGCGTTTTACAGTTTTTAACGCGTCACGCCTCTCTCTTTTTTCATTGCATTGCTCACATAAATAAATCGTGCGCTTAAATGGGTATATGTCTGTTTTACTTTCATGCATTTCCGATTTTTTATATTCGTGACAGCAAACAGCGCAATGACAAATGATGTCATCCATATCAGTTAAGTTGTTGGCGTTTGTGATCGTAATAGGACATGCCACAGGATTTCTGCGCTTCTGCGAAATTCACAGACAGGAAGCTAATGTGCTTTACAGCGCAAACCGGGCAATGAAATTCACCAAGCACGTAGCCACCATCAAGCACGACGGTTACAGGTCCTGAAGATGGCAAATGCACCACACCTGAAATGGCACCGTTAATATTAAAAGTGGCAATTTCTTTGTTTACGATAGCAAGATTAAGCTCAACAGTTGTAACGCTTACTTTCATTTTAGACTCCTTAGATCAGGGTGTGAAAATCCCTGCCGTTTAAGGCATAGGTTTTAAGTTGGTAAAATTAAATTACTTTTAAACTATTTCGCCATTCCTGATGAGGTTGGCGATGCACAACGAAATTTCTGTATTTTCGTAATACTTTCCATGCTGCATGGCATCCGGCAACATCACGAAGAAATACTGATGTGACGAGTTTTCCCTGTGCCCATGCAATTTGCTGTTCCGGTGTTAATTGCTGCTTATTCATGATATTTAACCCAGTGATAAACAGTTTCAATTTCTATCTTGCTACCCATGCTGCTCGTTTCTGGCGCACGTAATGCTGATACTCTTCAGGGAATTCCATTCCGTCATACAGACTTGTTACATACCCTATATTCCATAGCCAAAGAGCCTGTTTATAGACGTCTTTGAAAATTGGTTTTGCAAGATAGTGGTCGCGCATAGCTGCCAGGCGTGTTTGTTCCGTTCTCTCGTCAAATTCGCAGTCTGCGATCTGCTGACGTTCGTCGATGATGTGATTCATGGCGCTATTTATTTCAAGCGCTTCGGAATGAACCTTGCCCATGAAAACACGTATTTCCCATTCACCCATAAATTCAAAGCGTGGGCGATATCCGTAATTCTCTGGGCAAACTGAATCAATGCTGTCGTTTAATTCAAGTGCTACAGCGTGTGCCTCTTCAACATCCAGAACGCGAGTACAAGCTGCATTAAATTCGCGAGTCTGCTGTTCAACGGTCTGAGCTGCATGCGGGTTTGGTTCAACATATTCATCGAGCTGCTCAGCGCAGCGCAGAAGGTCTGTAATCAGTTGGGATTTACGGGTGTAACCGGTAGTAGGAAAATCGTAAATGCACCAGAAGCCAGCCTGTTTCACGCACTCATTCCAGTTAGTGATAATCGCCGCGATAGTGCGCTTGGCGGTATTAGCCGCTTCGCTGCGTGCGGTGCGCGCTAAGTCGATAGCATTTTGCTTGGTTGTCATCGCTGCTCTCCCTTTTTCACCCTTATCGCCGGGTAGGCGGAACGTTTACTGATTACTGCATGCGTTTGGATGAAGTGAATTTATAAACAATTAAACGAAAAGTAAAGTAATCATAAAACAAAAAGGTGTGAAAAATCGCATCGGCATGAATTTTAAGTAAAAAAAAGCTGCCGAATGGCAGCTCTTGTTTTCAAAAGAAAGGTTAGTCGATGTCTAGGTCTTTCAACATCTGAAGGATTTCTTGCTTTGACTTGCCCTTTAATCTGGCCTTTAACTCTTTATCTATCGAGTTAACTTGCGCCCGCAGGTTCGTCATATGCTGTTCTTTTTCCCACTCAGCCAAGCTATCAAAGAGATCAAGGAGTTCTTCGTGCCGCGGGTCAAAATTTCGCGGCGGGCGCTCTTCCTCTGGCGTATCTAGGTAGGCTTCAGGCATGCCGTAGTCTCGCTCAATCCGGCGTGCGGCTCTCTCTCCGAATGGAGCCTTACCATTGATTAGCTGCGAAAGATAACTTTTCTCTTTCTCGGGCAGTGTCCTACTTGAGAACCAGCCTGCCAGGCGGTTACGCCTGATCTCTTTTATGTTCATTCGCCCATTTTAATTAGTAAACCATAAACAAACAAAAACTTGACTAAATGTTTAGAAATTTATAAATATATAAAGAGCACAGCAAAGGAGAACCTATGAAGCTCAAAGATTATTTGGATCAGCAAGGCCCCGAAGCCCGTCTGGCACTACAGCAACTTCTGGGAATAAAGAAGTCGTACCTCTCTCAATTGGCTTCAGGTAGGGCGGTGATTTCACCTGCACGATGTCACGTCATTAAGAGTTTCACTAAAGGACGCGTAGATCTGCCTGACTTGCGTCCAACGGATTGGCATCTGATTTGGCCCGATTACAGCACGGAAAACGATAAGGAGTCTGACTGATGGAAATCAAAAAGCTGGCGTGTGAGCTGGAGTCCTGGGCGCAGGAAAAGGGCTGGAAGACGGTCACGCAGCTGATAACCCCACATCATTTCGGTGATTTGCTGCTGTCTCTCGATGACGTAACTGACCCTGACGAGTATGCGCGCCGGCTGCACAACAACAAGCAGATTATTCAGCGCGCGTTCAGAAACGATACACCTAATTATCTCAAGCAGGCAGAGGTGCTGAGTTATGCGGTGCGCGCCGCGATTGATAACCAACTGGAGCTGAAGGATTGCATGTTCTACCGAGCCGCCAAAGTGAACAAAGAATGCATCGAAGCCACCAACGCGGTATTCACCGGCAAACCGCAACCGGTAATCAGGCGAGAGACTCTGGAAGCGATCGACGCGCTGGCGCAGCTGGTTGGCGTCAAAGTGAAGCTGATTTCGACTTGTTCGAACATAGCCTAGTTCAGTTGTATTGAGGTGTTCTATGAGCATGGAACTGATGGTTCAGGCGATGAAGGTCAAGGTAGGAAATCCGCTGCGCAAGCTGGTTCTCCTTAAGCTGGCCGATAACGCCAGCGACCAGGGCGAGTGCTGGCCGAGCTATCAGCATATAGCTGATCAGTGCGAGATCAGCCGTCGTTCCGTCATGAATCATGTTGCCGCGCTTTGTGAGTCTGGCCTGATGCGAAAAGAGACCAGATCAGGCCCGAAAGGTAACGGCAGTAATTTTTACCGACTAACCCTGAACGGTGCAAATACCAGTTCGAGGGTAGTGCAGGAAATTCACCAGGGTGGTGAAGCAAATTCACTAGGGGGTGGTGCAGGAGATTCACCAGATGGTGAATCAAATTCACCAGGGGGTAGTGAAAGAGATTCACCCAGAATCAGTCACTCTTCTGAACCAGTCAAAGAACCAGAAAATCCTTCTTGTCCGGACGCTCCGCCGTCGGACGGAAAGATGTCAAAAAACGAATTTTTAAAGCGCCACCCTGAAGCGGTGGTATGCAGTCCCGCGAAACGCCAGTGGGGAAGCCAGGAAGATTTGACCTGTGCGCAATGGATTTGGAAGCGTGTGCTGAAACTTTACGAAGAGGCAGCAACCTTTGACGGCGAGATTGTTCGTCCGAAAGAGCCGAACTGGACGGTCTGGGCGAATGACGTTCGACTGATGCGCTCACTTGATGGGCACACTCACAAGCAGATTTGCGAGATGTTCAGGCGTGTTCAGAGCGATCCGTTCTGGGTTCGCCAGGTTAAATGCCCGGCGAAACTCCGCGAAAAATGGGATGACCTGATACTTCGCCTGGCGTCAGCGGGAGCGGGGCATTACCAGGCTGGTGGACGGGATATAAATCAGATCTCCCGTCCAGATAACACCGTTCCGCCAGGATTCAGGGGGTAAGCATGCAAAACGCAGGTTCGATTCTCGATCGCCTTCGCCGTGTGATTCCGGCAGGCATTGAACCCAAATTCAAAAGTGCAGCTGAGTTGATGGCCTGGCAGCGTGAAGAAGGGCAAAAGCGCGCAGCGGAAATCGACAAGCTCAACCAGCAGGTACGGGCAGAGAAAATTTTTGGGCGATCCGGAATCCAGAACCTGCACCGCAGCTGCAGCTTCGCGAATTACATGGTGGAGGGCGATGGCCAGCGCCATGCGCTGAGTATGGCAAAGAGCTATGCGCAAAATTTTGGTACCGGATTCGCCAGTTTCGTTTTCACAGGAAAGCCAGGTACCGGGAAAAATCACCTCTCAGCGGCCATTGGAAATTATCTGCTGAAACAGGGCCGAACGGTTCTGATTGTTACGGTGCCGGACCTGACTCTGCGCGCCAGGGCCTGCTACGACGAAGGGCTGTCTGAAGCCGCGTTGCTGGATGACCTCTGCAAAGTGGATCTGCTGGTGCTCGACGAAGTCGGCATTCAGCGCGATAGCCGCGGCGAGAAAGTTTTATTGAACCAGATTATCGATCGCCGCCTGGCCGCAATGAGCCCGGTTGGCGTTCTGACCAACCTGAATTACGACGCGCTGGTAGAGACCCTGGGGGCAAGGGTTATCGATCGCCTGCGCATGGATAACGGCATTTGGGTGAACTTTGACTGGGAGAGCTATCGCGGAAACGTTAGCCACCTGAGACCTGTTAAGTGAATTTTGAGGAGAAAATTATGGAAACCGTACTGGATGCACTGAAAGCCATGAAAAAAGCAACATATCGCGAGGTTGCTGCCCGTCTGGAAATCGAGCCCGTTGAAGCGCTGAACATGCTGCGCGAGCAGAAAGAGCAGGGACTGTGTGATTTTGCTGACGGCGGCTGGTTCCTCGGTACCGCGACAGAGCAGAAGCCGAAGCGTATCAGACCCAAGCAGCAGTCGCCGCTGGTTGAGAGGGTGCTGTCAGCAATGCAGGGCCAGGGGGCAATGACCGCCAATCAGGTCGCAGAAAAACTGGGTAAAGGTTCGCGAGCCCTGAATGCTTCGCTGGGTGCAATGTGCAAGGACGGTCTGGTCCTGCGCCATGTGGACGGTAAAAACATCACCTGGAGTCTTGCGGGTGAACCGGTCACTAAGCCAGAACCGCAGGCACCGGCGCCAGAGGGTTGCGACCAAGCAACTGCACCAGCCAGCAAATCCACTGCTGAAATTATTCAGGATATCCCGGCATTCGCTACCCGCCCAGACGATGTGATTATTCCATCATCGCGTTATATCTCGACCGAAATCCGCCGCACGAAAGCGAAGCTAGCAAACCTGCAGCGTCTGCAGGGGGCCGTTCGCGAGCTGCGCCGCCACAAACATCTGCTGCAGGGGATGGGAAATGACTGATTTGCCGAAATGCCCTGTATGCGGCATGTCTCCTGCACTGAGGGTGCGCAGCCGCGGGATGAACTGGGGGTCTGCAGAGGTCCGCTGTTCGAACGGTTGTCCTGGCGTCCGCGCGGGATTTTCGTTCCCGCCTGATGGAGAGGCAGCGGCCCGGCAGTTGCTTAAAGAAAAATGGAAAGAGTTAGCAGGGGCAAAGTGAGCAATGTGGAGGGGCTAGTGACGTCTCTGCAGGAGGTGAAACAGTGTATCTGATGGAGCTGTTATCAGGGGCTATATGGCTGGTGGTTTTAATCCTGCTGGTGGTGCTGGCTATGAGAAGAATTGATTATTGATTAAGCACTTACCCGCTCCGGCGGGTTTTTTGCGCCCAAAATCTTGACCCTCGTTTTTTTGGTGTTACTGTATAAATATACAGTTAATTATCAGGGGGTGGTTATCATGGGTTTTCCATCACCAGCAGCAGACTACGCAGAACAGACGCTCACTATCACCAGCCTTTGCGGCTATGACGGCAACTGCCGCACCATCGAAACATCGGCCGGGTACGCGATCATAAACGTCGCCAGAAAGCCGGAAAAAGGCGACACAGTCCTGATTTCGTTCTGCGGAAGTCTGGACTTCGCAAAAGTCCAGGGGAAGGCACTGATCACTCAGGATGGAGAGGCGATTGAGGGTGATGTGCTGGATGATGCAACCGTAATGGGAGTCGTAACGCACCTCCTAAATCGTGTGACCGATATTGATAATCGACCTGTTATTTAAAAGTCCGGATCTGATTCCTGTGTCTAGAAAACAGATCGGTTAGACAGGTCAATTACGGTTAATTGATCTTTCTAACCTATTAGACATCTGGTTAGCGAAAACCTTAATGAAATCTGTTCACAGGGAGAAAAGGACAACCCCCGCAAGGGGAAATCCATTTTTTAGGGATGTGCCCATGAAATTGAACGAATTTGCTGCCGGTCTCACCAAAGACGGAATGCTAGTTTTATGCCTTACTGATGGTGAAATAACTGACTACCTGGTGACCAGAAAGGCATTGCGCACACTGATTCGCCGGGAAGGAGGTGGCATTTCAGCCCAGGTTCTGGACGATGAAGATCGGATTATCAACTTGAACTCCCTGCCAGAAGCACTCAAGGTTCTCAAGCTGTAAGTGTTGATTTATAATAATCAAACGGGCTGAACACCCACTGATTACTGCGCCAACCTGAGGAATCAAAATGGCGCAGAGCATTACCCCATATTACTCTCACCGCCCGTTTACGCGCGGTGTTTCTGCTTGTGCTGGTGGTCCAGCATGAAGAAAGCAGATAGCCTCCATCTTTCACGTGTGGCCGCACTGGGCTGCATAGTGTGCAGAAATCAGAACCTGGGCGAAACGCCTGCGGAAATCCATCACATCCGAACCGGGCAGGGCGCAAGCCAGCGCGCTGACCATCGGAAATCAATTCCTCTGTGCCATATGCACCATCGCAACGGCGGTTATGGTGTGGCGATTCATGCTGGCCGTAAGCAATGGGAGAAAAACTTCGGAACCGAGTTGCAGCTGCTGGAGCAGGTCCAGTTAGAGCTGGGAGTGTTCTATGCCTAAATACCTCATCACTCCTGTCGGAAAACCACGCATGACCCGCGCTGATAAGTGGAAGCAGCGCCCGCCGGTGATGCGCTATCGCATGTTTTGCGATGAAGCCCGCCTGCATGGAATCCGGGTACCGGAGAACGGCGCCCATATCACCTTCGTTTTGCCGATGCCGCAGAGTTGGAGCAAGAAAAAGCGCGCGTCTATGGACGGCCAGCCCCACCGGCAAAAGCCCGATCTGGACAACTTAACAAAATCTCTTTTGGACGCTTTGTTTGAGGATGATTCCCACATTTGGGACGCCCGGACATCAAAAGTATGGGGCGAAGCCGGAATGATAATTATCGAAGACATTGGAGAGACAAATGCGTGATATGTACGATGTAATGGACCGCTGGGGAGCGTGGGCTGCGACTGATAGTAGTGGCGTTGACTGGCAACCTATTGCTGCCGGATTTAAAGGTCTGTTACCACACGGAAAAAAGTCACGTCTGCAATGTGATGATGATGAAGGTATCATGATCGATGGCTGTGTTGCACGCTTGAGGAAGTATAAGCCGGAAGAATATGAGCTGATCATAGCCCATTTCGTTGTTGGGATTTCGCTGCGTGCTATTGCGAAGAAGCAGAAATGTTCGGATGGAACAATAAGGAAAGAATTACAGACAGCTCTTGGATTTATTGATGGATGTTTAACATTAATGTATGCATAACAAAAGCTTAGAGGCGATACAAAATCACTCTACTATCCCAACTTTTATATGTATATAATACCAGGATCTAGTGACGGAGAATCTTGTGAACATTCAAGCAGTAGACATTTTTTGTGGCGCAGGTGGCTTAACTTTTGGTCTAAAAAAAGCTGGAATTGATGTGTCTCATGGTATTGACATTGATGAATCTTGCCGCTTTGCAATCGAAGGCAACAATCCGCAGACTAAGTTCATTAACAAATCAGTTACTGAACTGCGATCCAGCGAAGTGTCTACAATGTTCAAGGAAGGTAATATTAGGTTGCTTGCGGGATGTGCTCCATGTCAACCATTCTCTAAATATCGTAATCCCAATAGTCGGGAAGATGATACAAAGTGGCGTTTGTTAACAGAGTTTCAAAGGCTTGTAAGCGATATTCAGCCTGAACTTGTGACCATGGAAAATGTGCCGCAACTGCGAACTCATATAGTTTTTGAAGAATTTATTATCGCACTACAGTCTCTTGGATATCATTTATGGTACGACGTAGTCAAATGTTCTGACTATGGATTACCACAAAATAGACGTAGATTAATTCTGATTGGCTCCAAATTGGGACCAATTAGTCTCGATCAAAAAAAAGTCAGCCATAAAGTTACTGTTAAGGATGCGATCGGTCAGTTGCCCAAAATAGATGCAGGAGAGAAGCTTGAAAGCGACCCCTTGCATTGCTCCCCTAAATTAAGGGATCTTAATCTTAAGCGAATTATGCATTCTTTGCCTGGCGGTACTTGGGATGATTGGCCTGAAGACATCAGAGCGGATTGTCACAAAAAGAACTCTGGCTCAACATATAAAAGTGTATATGGTCGTATGGTTTGGGATGACACGAGCCCCACAATAACCACCCAGTGTTATGGATATGGCAATGGGCGATTTGGTCACCCAGAGCAACATCGGGCAATAACATTGCGTGAGGCTGCTATTTTGCAATCGTTTCCCTTAAATTATAAGTTCCTCGGTAAGGAAACACCATTTTCATTCCAAAAACTGGGTACGATGATTGGAAATGCTGTTCCCCCTATAATTGCTCAGGTTATAGGGGAAACTTTTGTTAGGCATGTTGAGGGGATAAATAACCGTTAGAGGCTATATATTCCTCTGTTGAAGTAATAAGCAATCGTAAATAAAGATCAATTCTATCTGATCTCATTTTAACCTCCTCTAAAGGGTCAAGTTGACCCTTTCTGGAGAAACTGGTGCTTCCATGTGCCAGTTCATTCCTGATATCCTTAAGTAAATCTAAGTCTACTCCATTTCTACACTCTGGTGAATTAGCTACATTTATTCCGTATGCTTGCGTTATTTTGTGCAACACAGGCTTGCAAACATTTCCATTAAACTCTTTTCGTATATTTAATGAGGCAGATATAATCTTTTTAGATATATCTGAACCAATTTTTTGATACAGAGATTTACCCGTCTCATTATCAGAAATAATTCGATGAAGTATGTTGACTTGGAATCTTTCCCTTAGAGAAGAATAACTAACATTGTTATCTTGTAAATGATCATAGATTGACTCAATACAACCTCTAGCGGTATTCTCAACTTGATTATACAACATCATGTGAACTGAAGATTTTAACACATTAACTCTTAGAGTAATGGATTCAATTTCATCCGATTGCTCATGCTGATCAAGTTGCTGTGCTTGTCCATCTAAAGAGGACGCAAGAGAAAGCAATTCATTAATATCTCTTGCCCTCTCCTCATATTCATCTCTTAAATCCACCAAGCTCATAGTCATATTCCAAGTAATTTGTTTTTAACATAGAATATTCTATTTTTGAGTTGGCTAGTATTATTAGCGCTATCAGCAGTAACTATAGCTTCAAACTCTTCTTCAAATAACCAATCTCCGACAGGAATAACTGGAGCCTGTAGTTGAGGGTTGGCTTTTAATGCAAGTGCAGTACCTACAGCTATTGCTTCGTATCGGGCGCGCGGTGTGGTTTTACTTGTTGGCGTTTTTTTGAACCCCATAGGGAAATGAGCTTCCACAAAGGCTAACATGCTTTCAAAATCGTTTATGAAATTATCCACATCTTTTTCTTTAACGGCTTCGGCCTGAACATTTAGATAGTTATCAATAAATGGCGCAACAAAACCTTTATAATTATCCAAGTCGTAAAGATATGCAAAAAATCGCAAAACTAATTCACGATGATCCCCATTTGAGCGTTTACGATCGGATAAAGGAGCAAGGCGAGCAAATAGTTCATTAGTTGAACAAGGAGATACAACATCTCTATAAAATACGGAGGCGGCTGCATCTGAACCATGCCTGACTTCCATAGCCTCTAGTCTTTTGACGCCAGAGTTTATTCTTTCGAATAAATCTCTTCGATGTTGTTCCTCAACATCACCTTTTAACTCGATAAACCTTAAAGAAGCCCTTAAGAAACGTCTTTGACGGCTAGCCATGAGGTCTGAAAACTTAAATCCCTCTAAACTTTTGAGTTCTTTCAAATCCTTTAATTCGAGTTCATTGTTCCAAAAATAATATATTGACCGAATTCTTTGTGACCCATCAATAATTTCCACACGCCCATCAAGCTCAGGGTCCTCATTAAAGACATCGGCAATGTATAAATAAGGGATTGGGAAATCCAATAAAATACTTTCAATAAAGCGTGAGGCTGTTTTGACATCCCATTTATAATCACGTTGATAATCAGGGATAAAAAGTTCGTTTTTATCAGATTTAAGATTATCTCCATATTTTTGTACTATCACCTCTACTGTCCACTCACGTACATTGTATCCAATGTTTCGCTGAGCAAGCCTGATCTCGTTGTCAGCAGAGGCTACCAATGCTGCGATTTCAGCTTTTTTTCTGGTTTTAGCTGTATCATCTTGTATCTGTTCGAGCTCATCTTTGAGTTCTTTAAGTGTTGGCATGGCTAAATTCCTTTAACTGAAAACACAATTGTAAGAAAACTATAACGCGTACGCAAAAACTATCGTAACCTGTTAAGAGTGGTTACTTCGTCACACAGCTTAATCATCAAAATCCCGCCTGAAGAGGTGGGATTTGTCATTTTTGAGGCTGCCATTCGGCGGTCTTTTTTATTTCCCCCTCACAGCACCCGCAAACAGCGAGGTGAGAGACGATGAAAATGAATGATTCAGGGAACATCTTCACGCAGTTCTTCGCGTGGGTAGCAGCTCTGGCGTCTGCCATTGGATTTACCACTCAGGATCTGGTGTTCATGTTCTTTGGCGCAGCTGGTCTGCTTATTTCGCTTGCCTCCTACATCAACGGGAGGGTGGATGCACACCGCAGGCGCCGTGAAGACGAGAAGCGAACGAAAATGGTCAATGACTACCTAAAAGGGGTCGGTGATAAACCTCTTCACGAACGTCCGGCTGCGGCAAGCGTAGTTGTTGAGGCATTACAAAAGGAAAGTGAGTAATGGGGAACCGGGCAAAGTTGAGCGCGGCTGTTCTGGGGTTGGTGCTTGCTGGCGCATCTGCACCGACCATACTCGATCAGTTCCTGAATGAGAAAGAGGGGAACAGGCTCACAGCATACAAAGACGGCGGAGGCATCTGGACTATTTGCCGTGGCGCCACAATGGTTGATGATAAATTGGTGGTGCAGGGCATGAAGCTGACTCAGGCGAAATGCGACCAGGTAAACGCCATCGAACGGGATAAAGCGCTTGCGTGGGTTGATCGTAATATTAAGGTGCCGCTAACCGAACCGCAGAAAGCGGGTATTGCTTCTTTCTGCCCGTTCAATATTGGTCCCGGTAAATGTTTCCCCTCGACGTTCTACAAGCGTATCAATGCTGGTGACCGGAAAGGGGCCTGTGAAGCTATCCGCTGGTGGATTAAAGATGGTGGCCGTGATTGCCGCCTGACAAAAGGTCAGAAGAATGGCTGCTATGGTCAGGTGGAACGTCGCGATCAAGAAAGCGCTCTGGCATGCTGGGGGATAGACCAGTGAAACTTAACCTTTTCCCAGTCGCGATTGTCATCATTGCTGGCCTGTCAGTCGCACTCGTTAAAAGCTGTTCAGACGCCAGGAGCCTGCAGAGTGATAACGACGTTCTGAGAAGTGACAACACTTTGCAGGGGCAGGTGATCGCCACTCAGGCATTCAACTTCAATCGGTTCAATCAGGTTGCAGAGCATTCCAACAGGCTTAACTCCATGATTGACACCAGCACCGAAGAAACAGTAATCGAATACCGGGAGATTCTCCGCCGTGAAAAGACCTGTGATCTGCCTGTTCCTGCTGATGTCGCTGGTGGGCTGCTCGAATACGCGCACCGTTTACGTGCCAGCGCCATGCACACCGATACCAGGAGACCTGACGCAGCCGATGATCGTTCCGCTGCCGCCAGTTCAATGACGTACTGCCAGGCTGTTTTATGGATTAAGCCGCTGCTGGCCGTCATCGAGAAGGGGAACAATCACTTCGCTGGGATAAGGCAGATTGAGCTGGAAAGAAAAAACTAGGGATGGCTCTTCCTTGAGCACACGGGTATTCCTGAACGACGGCTTTACCTGACATAGCAAAGCACCATTAAATTGTAGAAAAGACTCGATATTTAACAAGCGAAGCGCAGCAATGTAAAAAAAATGCCCTCACATGGAGGGCTACCAGAGTCTCAGTTTCACTTGCTCTTTTTATCGATGTTTCCCTGGAGTTGGCAAACTCCTTATCAGAGTCATAAACAGCCTGGCATCCAGCATGAGATCAACAAGCGTAAGCGGAAAGAATTAAGATTTTACTCAGGCTGAGAGATTGGTGTTAGGTACCTAGTTATCAATCGGTTCACGATATCGATATGCAGGACCTCCAGACGAAGAAAGACATCCTAGCACATAACAGGCCATGGGATTTAAACTGCAATTTACATTAACAATATGCGGAAAATTTGCTTTAGTGTGAATGATAATTTCATTTTTGAGTTGGCCAGTTGTATAGCAATTTTAAGACCCCATCATGGTAAGGATTTCAATATTAATGAGGGTTCGAAATGGCTAATTTCTTAATACCAGCGGTTGGTGATGATATTTCTGAGACAAATCGCGGCATACAACTTGCCATACAAGCAGCTGCACAGAATGGTTGTGAGTTAGTTCTGTTAGTTCCAGGCATTAAAAATGCTCAGGAATCAAATATGCTCGAGCAGATACTGGGCTCAAATAATTTGGCTACGCTAGCTAAGAAGCGGCAATCCGTTAACATAGCAGGTGTGAAAGTCAGAATTGAGGCGCTTTCAACTTTCAAAGGCGCAGCTCTCAATACGTTCAAGGGGATTATCCTGGGATTATGGACCTCAAAGCAAGATGCGACAACAATTTCAGGAAATGCGATTTCAGCTCAAGATATCATTCTTATTCAATGGATTGAGGATGAACTAAAGGCTTGGGCTCAGAACAATAATGCGACAATCATCTAATTTGTTATGTTAGAGAGAAAACCGCCTGTGGGCGGTTTTTTTAAACTTAAACACCATAGTCATGACTACTTTATCGGGCGTGATAAAGTGCACTCGGCCTGCGTAGGGAAATCTTTTTCGACAATCAGAAACCCTCTAACTTTTCCATCTGAGTTATTTGCTGTGCTGGCACCATAAATTGTTGCAGGGTAAACGATGCGCCAACCAAGATTCATAGCCATTGCTAGTGCGTTCGTTGTATTGTTGGTGGCGTCACCATTTATAAACTCTGATGTTCCTGTGTTCAAATTTAATATTATTGGTCTTTGACACCTTACATCCGCTAATGACGCTGAAGCGTAAAACGAAAGGATGAGTAAAGTTATTTTTTTCATATGGACTCCAATTTTGGCGGTTATCATTTAAAATATGATGCAGAAATCTGAAATTTCCACTGCTGAACGTTTTTTTGTGTATGTTCAAAAGGTTGATTTCGAAAAGATGCCACTAGTAAAAGGCGACTTTGTATTTTGGAGACGATCACTCACCCTGAGCTCAGTAAGTTACTGTTAACACGGTGTCCGCAGAGCTCTCAGACTACTGTGAAGCTTAGAATGGAGAAGGTAGATATCGCTCTAAGCAGAGTCGAACCTGATGCCTATAACACCAATAAATCGGCTACAATTATTTTGCCCTCAACAAAACGGGACATTAACGTGGGCGATATAAAATTAGCTTATATTGATTCAGAAGGTGACTTAATTGTTATCGATGAATTTGATAGCAAAGTATTAATTGCTTTGGAAAGAGTAAAAACGCCAGCTGATGTTACGTATCAGATATGGAGATTAACCACCAAAAACAATTACAGTAGTAAAGCCCTGAAACAGGCAATTGAGATTATGTCAAAAAAAGTAGGAATTATGAGTCCTATGGGGGATTGGACATACGTTGGTAATGGTTGAAACGGTTTCCTTCGTTTACATTCATTGATCCATAAGCCACCATAGTGTGGCTTATTTCTTTGAGCAACATGTTGTGTAATTTGGTTTTTCTATTTATATAATCCTGATGTAAATGATACTTAATATCGTTTAATGGGTCCTTTCCTATGATCTTTCATGTTACGGGGCGGCGACCTCGCAGGTTCTCGCTATTTATGAAAATTTTCAGGATTTTGCCGTTTCCGTTCTTCTTTTGTCTAAGTCATTGTATTTGCTGGGTATGGCCAGCCAAAAGAAAGGAAGTATTAAAGCCTGGTAGTAGTCATTTTACCCGGCATGGTTTCCTTACCCTGTTTTTCGCCTGGAGTTCGTCATGGAGGTCAATAAAAAACGCCTTTCAGAGATTTTTGGTGTCAGCATCCGCACGATCCAGAACTGGCAGGATCAGGGAATGCCAGTTGTGCGAGGTGGCGGTAAAGGGAATGAAGTGCTTTATGACTCTGCCGCCACAATTGAATGGTATTCCGCTCGGGACGCAGCGATAGAAAACGAAAAGCTGCGCAAAGAGGTTGAACAGCTGAGAGTTGATTCAGAATCAGACCTCCAGCCTGGCACGATTGATTATGAGCGCCATCGGCTTACCCGAGCCCAGGCTGATGCTCAGGAACTAAAAAATGCAAAAGAGTCCGCTGAGGTGGTGGAGACCGCATTCTGCACGTTCGTGCTGTCGCGGATAGCCGGAGAAATTGCCAGTATCCTTGATGGAATACCTCTGTCGGTTCAGCGGCGCTTTCCGGAACTG